AATAAGACCGTTACTAGGAAAATAAAAGAATGATCTAGTAGGTAGTGAGTATATCCAAGTGAACTCTCGATGTGCGCTAACCCACTTATAAGGACGTTGGAAAAGTAAATAGTCGTTGGCTCGGCTCATGTTGCAAATTTAAACAACTCTAAGCCGTTATTATTTTCGTGTCCTATTTATTTATGCCGCCAATAATTCAAAAATCTCGGATTGGATTTCTGTAACCAATAATTGAGCAAACTCCGCTTCAATACTTCGCTGTAATTCTTCGTTAAATATTCCGCTCACTAAATCGCTCCCACCTGCTTGGTAAATTGTTGAACCCTCTTGATGTATTCGCCTAGCAATTAAAAACGCTAAACTATCTTTACTTATTCCATCGGGTATAATTCCTTTGTCATCTATCCATTGCCTTATCGCACGTTTAACCGCACCATTTCCTCCGTTCTTTGTCGGTCCTCTGCCGTTTTGTAGGTACTGAATATAATCATTTCCGTAAATGCTTAGCACCGTTCCGTTGGTTACTTCAAACCGTATTGACTTGGCTAGTTTGCCACTTGCGTTTACAACGCTCTCAAACGTGCCATTTGCGCCCCTGCGCTGTATTAGCTTGGTTTGGATGTCATTCACCAACTGCTCGGTTAATTTGACACCTAATTCGTTTAATCTCGCCTCTAGGTTTATCATTGCTCACAAACTTTGCTGGATTTGATTTGAAGTTGAAACCTAACAAACATTCCGTTCGTCACTCCGCTAAACTGCTTGTAAAACGGTTCTGCTTCATAGTTGCTCACTATCTTACCGCTACCCTGTAAAGCTAAATGGAAACGCCTTTGCATAGTGTCGGCTTCGTCTGTGCTGTTTAACAAGTCATCCGCACCATCGTGAGGCGAACCGTCAAACAGAAACGCCATTAATATGTTCGGGTTCACGTCTACGCCCATATTGGTCGGGTTTTGCACACGAAAAGGGTAAAGGTGTATTTGTGGCATCGGGTTGTCCTTGATGGCTAAATTCGCATCGCTAACACGCCCATGATAGAACGTGCCGTTCGGGTTAATAGTTTGGCAAATGCCTTTGATGAAGTTTACGGTGTCTAAGTACATACGGCAAAAATACTATTTTCTCATCATTTTCTGCTGCTGTTGTTGTGCGGCTTGTAAATCTTTTTGGTACATGGACTTTTCAAAGTCGTGAAGGAGAATGTCATAAATCAAAGTCGCCTGCATATTTGTGACTTCTTCAATAGTCTTGCCCCATCTGTCCATCATGGCAAAAATAGTGGCTTTCGCTCCGAACTTTTTGAACCTATCAACATTCGCTATCGCCTCCGCTTGGCTTGGTTTGTAGTCGTTTAATCTTTTATAACGCTCAAAGAACTTTTTGAGTGCAGAAAAAAAAAAGCACAAATAGGGTTTGCCTCATCAGTAGGTACTTCGCTGAAGTCAATATCGGTGTATATTTTAGCAATGCCAATCAAAGCGTCCTTCGGTTTGTCATGTTGAAGGAGTAAAGACTTCGCCATCTCTAGTTTGCCATAACTTTCACGCCCGATGTCTATCTGTTTATCCTTTTCCAAATAAGCGTTTGGTGCTTCGTGCATAAACTGCAATGCCGTAAATAACGCCCCTAGTGCTTCGCTGTTTAACTTGTTTAATGTTGTAGTCGGTACACCCAATAAACAACTAGCTTGGTCAAGTGCTGTTTCATGGTTTAAAAACTCGATGTACTTCTTAAACGGCACATCGCCCCAATTAGTCGGGATGTTTATTATCTCTTCGTTTATTTTGCCTTGTATCATATCAGACTGTTTTTTCTTATTCCTGTGCTTGTTTTGTGTTTGGTTAAATACATTGTGCTGTAACGTAGTGGGTCAATGCAATGGTTGAAGGCATCAACTGGTATCCCTGCTTTTTTATCGTTCCAAATATAGTTAGATAATTCTTTTCGCAAATTGTGCGATGTTGGTGTTATCACTATTTGATAGTCTTGCATCTTGGTTATCCCTGCGCTCACGCTTCCTGCACCCTTTTCGCATGGTATTATATTCGTTCCTTTGCGTCTCAAATCGTCTATTAATCTAGGTTCAGCACTATCCGCAATGATTAACTCATTCGGCTTCGTGGCTTGTTTATTAGCCTCGAATATTTCATTTGTACCCATGCCAAATGTTGAATAAAACTTTTCATCAGCGTAGATAATCTTTTTCTTTTCGTCAACCGCCACTTTGACTAAGGTTGTCGGGTCAACACTAAAGCCATAATCCTGTCCGTAAACGTATGGTAGTGAATTATCAAACTCGCCCATTGTCCAATTCGTGAAGATTGCGCCTTGACGGTTTGCCCTTTCACCGCTTCCGTAAATTGTCCACCAATATTGGTTTGACTTTCGGCTTTCGATGTCCTCGATTTGTGATTGAGTTAAAAACGGATTGTCTTTATAAGTAGTCACTAATGGTGGATGCTTCTCTATATAAGGGTCAAGCCAATGTTCTAACCCTAACGCTGGATTGTAGTCGGCAATAATTCTGTATCTTGTACGTGGAAATAGTTGGTCAATCGTTTCCTGTGGGAACTGGTGCGCCTCGTTAATCCAAAGAATGTCACGGCTTCGACCATGTATCTTGTCGGGAGTATCAGCACCGTAGTAGCTTATCGTGTTGCCGTTTAACTCGTAGGTGTGGTCTGTCTTATTGTGAAATTTATCATGGTATAAATCCAAACTTAATAGCACGTCCTTAAAGTCCTTCCATGCCGTTGCTTTTAATGCGGTGAAAGTATCACGAACCAAGTCTATTTCCATCCCTGTATAAAGTAAACAGAAGTCAATTAGAAAGTAGATAGTAGCATAGGTCTTTCCGCTCCGTGTACCGCCTTGTAAAAGGATTATTCGTTGCTCGTTAATCTTATCGTGTAAGTAATCAAAGTTAGGATTGGCTTTCATTTGACTTCATAAACGGTGGAAGTTCTTTTTTGTGAACCTCAACATTTGCGTTTACTTCGGTTGGGATTAGTTTAGCTGCTATCTTGTAAAACTCAGTAGGGTTCTCTTTTCCCCATGATAATAGGTTTGCTTTCGGGTCGGCTTGTAAATCATCAAACACCGCTAAAACGGTTTCTTTCACCGTCCGAGTTAATTTATTTGGAGTGCCTTTAACCTTGCCGCCTATTTTTTGATGTCCTTTCTCAAATCCCATTGTCCACTATTTTATACTATTTTAGTGCAAAGATAAAATAAAACATTAACTAAGTCTTATCTATCTGTTCCAACTTCCTTTGTGCCCATTCAATCCCAACACGTCCTCCCCAAGCGTCTACCATCAACCCTCCGCATCCTTCCTCATAAGGCACATCCTCATATTGCAAGTGCCTTGCAAAACTTGCCATTCGTGCTATCGTATCTCGGCTAATTGGTTCACGTTTTGCTAACTGGTTTGCTCTTGCCCATCCGACTGGTGTTCCGCATCCTTTTGGGTTTCCGCTTTCATCTCTATACTTCAATGCACGTTTAGCGTTCTCGGTTGCGGCTTTCGGGTAGTCGGTGTACGTTTCAGCGTTTGAGATTTCTTTCTGCGCTTTCAAGTCATTAGCATGGCTGTATAAACAAAGTCGGTATCGTTGCGCTTCGTCTTTGTATTCGCTGACCATAACATTATCACTCATGCAACGCTGCATGAAATCGTCTTTGCTTTCGTTGGTGTTTGGTTTAGGTATTGGCATGGGTCAAAAATACAAATCTAAACTGAAATAAAAAACCGCACCTTTTTAGGGATGCGGCTTAATTTTGTTTTGATTAGAATAGTGACTGTTGTAATTTTTCGACCTCTACCGATTCGACATTTCGTTTAGCCGTATCAAAATAGCTTTCTTTTAATTCAAATCCTATTCCTTTGCGTCCCATCTTAACCGCTTGGTAAACTTCACTACCTATTCCTAAAAACGGAGTAAAGATAGTTTCGCCCTTGTTGCTCCAAAGTGCTATGCAACGCTCAATAATATCAAGTTGCAAAGGTGCGATGTGCTTTTCGTCTTTCTCATTTCGTGCGCCTTTGTAATTGTTTAGAACATTAGTTCTTTTAATATCCATCCAAACGGGACTTGCCCACTTTTGCCAAGTATTCAAATCAAAGTTCTGTTTTGTTTTATTGGTTACTGGTGTCCATTCGGCTTCGTCACCCTCCCACTTTCTAAATATAGTGATGTACTCAGGCATTCCTATTCCGGTGTAAGTGCTATCGCTAGTAACTTGCTTATAAAGTAGTCGCTGTGTTTTGGTTCGTTGCATTTCGAGTACAGGGTCAATCCAAATAGTAACTTTCGAATGGTATTTAAAGCCTGCCTGCTCCATTGCTCTATGATAGGCTCCAGTAAAATCCCACATTCCACTAAATCCACTACTGTTTTTGTAACGTGCCAAGTCTTTGCTGTGTACGCAAACTAATCTCCCCGGCTTAACTATTCGATATAGTTCCTTTAGTAAATAGGATTGTTGTTCAAAGAACTCTTCATCAGATATGCAGTTACCCATGTCACGAATATTATCTGAGTATGTAAATAGCGTAGAAAACGGAGGACTAAAAACAGACAAGTCAATGCTGTTGTCGGGTACTTCTTTAATCAAGTCGATGCTATCTCCATTTATAATGTGATAGTTATCTCCTTTTGCTTCACGTCTGTTATAGTCAAACTTTAGGGAGTACTTCTTTTCGTTTACGTTTTTGGTTATATGCTCCATCATTTTGTTAAATTGGTTTTGTTTATGATTAATAGTGTTAATTACATTTGTCATTGTATCGGTTGTGATTAGCCAAATGTTAACTTCTTGCTTTTGTCCGAAACGGTAAGACCTGCGAATGGCTTGGTAAAGTCCTTCAAAACTAAAGTCGAGGGCTGCAAAGATTTGATTTCTGCAATGTTGGTAATTTAACCCAAATTGAGCTATCTTCTTTTTGGTTATCAAAACTCTAAATTCACCGTTTGCAAATCCGAGTAGCTTCTCTTCTTTTTTACTTGGATGTTCGCTACCTCTTACGGCTTTTGCGTCCGGGATTAAATTAACCAAGTAATCTTCCTCCTCGTTTTGGTTAACCCAAATAATGAACGGTTCGTTTGATTTGTTTACAATATCAATTACTAAATCAAGTCTAGGTAGTAAAGTCAATCGAAGTTCTTTATTAAACTCAGTAGCGTTTACGCTTGTTTCGTTGAATAGTTGACCGTTTGACTTCTTATCAGTAATTACGGTTTTTTCAAAGAAGTTAAGCGATGGCAAAGTATAATCATTAGCATCAAATCCAATATCAGCAGGCGAACGCAATACACTTGCCCAACTTGCTATCCATGCGTAGAAATCACCTTCAGCATGACCTTTTAATCTGTAATTGTTCATACCCTCATCACGAACAAACCAACGCATTCGCATGTCGTTTGCATCCATTACGTCCAAAAATTCCGAGTGGTTACCTATTTCGTTTAAGTCGTTTGGCGCAGGCGTAGCGGTGCAAGCTAGTTTGAATGTAGTTTTTGCAAACTTCTCTATAATTAGATTTTTGTAAACTCCCGTAAAGTTTTTCAGGATACTACTTTCATCGAGAATAACGCCAACGTATTGTGAGCAGTCTATGTTTTCGAGTTGTTCATAATTGTTAATGTCAATACCTGTTAAGTCAACTCCGAATTTAGTAGCCTCTTTAATAGTTTGACCTTTTACGGCTAAAGGTGCGAGAATTAATACTTTACCTCCGGTGTGTTTACTAACTTGATTTGCCCATTCAAGTTGCATTAAAGTCTTACCAAGTCCGCAGTCTGCGAAGATGGCATACTTACCTGCTTTTAATGCACGTTTGACAATGAACTTTTGAAACGGGAATAGGTTTTTGTTTAATTCGCTTTCGTCAATATCAAATCCCGATATTACGATGTTTTTTTGCT